CCATTTTATATCTCCATGCATGTTATCAAAAATCATTTATATTTTCAATCAATGATTTCAGTTTGTTCTCTATAAAGTACGTTAACAGTAGCGATCTGCTGGGTACAGTATAGGTTTTATACTTATTCAGTATATCATTATATATAAGACCAGGAATTTCTTCCAAGTCGATCAATTTCTTATTTCGTTCATAATACTTTTTAGTTTCTGAACCTAGAGGTATGTTTTCTATATTCGCCCATTCCTCTAATCTTTTTTTATTTATAGGCTTTTGTTTAGTACCAGTTACAAATACATCATCGGCACTTAATATGTTAGGTATACCATCTGATCTATCACCCTTAATTATTTGCTCGTGTAAGTATTTAATAGGGTCTTCATCTTCTACAAACTTCTTTTGTATAGGTGCATATTGTTTTACATTTGGGTATCTATGTAATTGTATAAAATCTTTGTCACCTGATATAATCATAATCTTTTCTTTTGAGTGATATTCTTTTACAAGTACAGCGATTATATCATCTGCTTCTACTTTGTCTATATGTAATACAACATATGAAAAGTTTTGAGCAATCTCATCTCGTATTTCGCCTATCATTTGAAATAAAGCAGACCAATCAATACTTGACTCATCTCTATTTTGTTTTCTTTTAAATTTGTAATTTGAAAATATATCTCTACGCCAAGGATTAGCGCCATCAGCACACAAAACTTGTGTACCATATTCTTCTTTAAACTTTAAATTATAACCACGAATAGAATTAAGAACCATATGTCTTAACATATCTTTATCTGGTAACCCATTAAGCTGACCTCTGGTTTGTGCCATTAAGTTTGAAATCAATACTTGGTTTAAATCTACTAAAATCATATTGGTAATATTGCTAGACTTTCATATTGTTTGGACCAATCTCTACAAATATCCATAACTCTTTTTCTATTGTTTATATTAATTGTTTTGTTGTCAATCAATGTTTCAAATAATTTATCTACACCAGCTCCAAGTTGTAAATTAATATGTTTCTTAAACTTAAATTTTGTAAACTCATTAAATGCTGTAATAACGTGATGTTTTTGAAATGGCTCGTTAAGTTCATACCAATCTTTATTATAAAAAAACTCTTTTACTGGTAATGATAGATATGGTGCAATCACTTGTTTATCATTGTTTCTAGCAATTCTTTCGTGCCATTGAAACCCAGCTTGATTTTTTATATCAAAGTACATATCTCTAAACTCATCAAACTTTGCTTTTGTCTTACCTTTAGTATAATGTAATATTGCTTTTTTACTAATACCATAATACCCATCTGCCGCCCAACCTGTAAGTACAGCTTTTTCTTTTATTTGTGGATACATATAAAGAAATGGAAAACAACACTCAAAGTGTGTTTTCTTTTTACACATTATTTCTTTAGCAAGTCTTTTAAAATCTTCTTCTAAATTGTTTGTTGGTACTTCTATTATTTGATAATTCCAATTAAATTGTTTTGAAACTTCTACTGCTTTATCTGCGTCATAACTTGATTGACCTTTTAAATGGAATGTATATGCTGTAATATTTAATCCAAGTCTATTTGCCGCAAATGCAACAGATAAACTATCTACACCACCAGATAATAAAACAGCAACATCTTTGTCAAGTGTTTGTTGTTTAATCTGATCGATTAGTAGTTCATCAATGTTCATTCAGATATTTCTTTTTATACCACTTGTAGAAATCTTTATTTTGATCAAATATAAGTTGTATTTCAAAAGCAGGTACTTGATCGCTTCTAATACAATCAGCCACTTCTTGCCATTGTTCTTTTTTATATTTAATTACTTTTATACCCATTACAAATAATTACTCCAATGTTTTTGTTTACCTGTTTTTAGAATATCTTTTAATACTCGTATTCTATGTTTGTTACCATCAATGGTTGTGTGCATCCAACCACAATCTTCTGGTTCAATTTGTTTTTTAAACCACTTATTTGTATTTTCTAATGCTTTAATTTCGTTTTGTATTTGAGTTTTACTCATGCTCTCCTCCTTCACCTCTTCCGTTATAACCATCTTTTCTATTTAAACTTTTTCTTGTAAAGATAATACCACCAATTACCAATGCGTGAGCAAAAATACTTGTTGACACATTTACACCAAAAGATATAAAATTAGATGTAATTACGGCAAAGATAAATGCCCACATTGTTGCTAGTATCATTAATATTTGAAACCTTGTTGTTTTAGGAAGACCGCTTGTAAAAGCTTTGTTCTCATCAAACAATTCTGGTAACATATATTTTAAAAACTTCATATTATATAAAAGCTGAGATGGGGAGATAAACTCCCCACCCCAAAGATTGACTAGGCGTCAATCGGATTTAGTTCAGACTTTCTTACTGATACTGAGTGATTATTGTATTTAAATCTAGTACCATAAAGTGCCTTAATACCTGCAGCAACGATAGCTCTTGTTGGAGCACCAATTCTGTAGTATTTCTTGCCGTTTACTCTATTACCGTAGATCATATAACCTTCAGCTCTTAAAGTATCAATCATTGCTCTTGGTGACTCTAATTCAAATCTATTTTGAATAGTTGACCATGCAACGTTTTCTCCTTTTAACAAAAGATTTAATATCCTTTGTTTTTTAGATAGAGTTTTTCTACCTCTTGTTTCTGTTGCCGCTGTTCTTTTAACAGTTTTAACTGAAACTAGTTCGTCATTTGCGAACATATTTTTGATATAATTTATCATTATATACTCCTTTTCATTTCAACTATTTTACAACCTGTTAAGGCGATTCCTGTGGAATTTTGTTTAATCATCAATATTATCACCATCAAATAAAGAATGTGCTCCTTCTTGTATGTCTTTTAACTCACTCTTTAATTCTTTACTTAAAGGTGATGATTGTTTATTAATATCTAATACTGTTGTATAATTAATTTTTGCTGATTGTTGACCACTTTTACTTGTTTTTAATGTAACCATTTTATCAACCAACTCTTGTGCTGGGTGAGGTAATCCAAAATCTCTATAAATTAAACCTCTTAACACATCTATTATTAAAGCTAAATCTCTTGTAAAGTTTATATTATCCGTTTTAATTGCTAGTTCAACAAATCCTCTTAACATATTCATACTAATATCGTCAATGGCACTTTCACAAAATTGTTTTGTTTGTTCGTCTTGTATTCTTTTTAGTGTTTCTGTATCTTTTTGATTTAATCTTGTTTTATCAGTTGGACCAGTTTTTGTTATGTCACTAATTCGTTCTAATGGAAACGGTACAATTTTATTATTATCACTCACTAATTATATCACCTTTAAAATTAACTTTACCTTTATCAGCAAAGTATTCTATTAATTGATTATACCCACCAATTAATTTACCATCAATTTTAATTTGTGGCATAGTTCTAACTTTTTTACCTATATCCTCTAACATAAGTTCTACTGATTTAAAATCTTCCATTCTTTTTTCTATATACGTAAGGCCAAGATTGTTTAGTAGTAATTTGGCCTTACTACAATATGTACAGTTGTCTTTACTGTATATTACTATTTCCATCTTTTTTATCCGAGTTCATAAGATTATTATATGCTTTATTAGCTTCAGATTTTAAATTATATGCATCTGTTGCTTGTTCAATTGTATAATTATACATCTTATTAAACTCTCCCATTGGAAGTCTTAATCCAACCCAACTTCTGTAATAACCATTTTTTGTAATAGTTACATCTTTGGCAAATATTTCGTAACCTCTTACTGGAGTATTTTTAATTAAGTTCACAATTGTTGACTCAACTTCACTTACTACAGTTTTTTGTTCCGTTTTACCTAATTCTGTTACAAACTGTTTAGATTGTTTATTCATCTCACCTTTAATGATATCGGCAAGTTCTGCTTTCGCAATCATCATACCTTTTTCAATGGCAAGATTTAAGTCTGGCGATACTGCTGTTCCAACACCAAAGATACATTCCCTATCTTTGTCTTTTCCAAACATAGTTGTATCACAAGCTTTTTTTTCTGAAAAGTCATTCATATACCATTTAGGTACCTCTGATAACACTTTGCCATCTTCACTTTTCATACTATAATTTGAGCTACAATTTGATAATACCAATCCCATTGATACAACTATAGCTAGTTTTACTATTTTCATCATATATTATTTTACCTCACTTTTTATATTATATACTAATTGTTGCACTTTGTCAAGTCCTAATTGAATATACTCTAAAACCTCGTTAATAGTAACATTTGTCTTAGTCATTAACAATACAACTAAAGCGATAATGATTAAATTCTTAATCATTTAACCTCCCAATCACCGTTCTTTTTTAAACACGTTTTTCCGAACGACTTAAAAACGTGGTTTGGTCTACTATAATATCTACAATATTCAGGTGTCGATACATCTGAGTAGTAGAATTGAGCAAACAATTCCCAATAGGTAGGACCATCAAATTGTTTTCTACCATCGGCACATTCCATAGTTTCCTCTTTTACAATGTTATTACCTTGTTGTTTTATAATAACTTTAGCATAACAATACTGATTACCTGCATTCTTTGGAGTTATTGTGGTAATCTTATCGTAATACACTCCTGTGTCTTTATCTACTTTTTTAATCTTATCTAATACATCTTCTACTTTATTTGTGGTTTCTGTAAAATCCATACCTTCTTGTTTTACAATTGGTATTGGATATTTTTTTCCTGATAGATCGTCACTTAAACCTGGTACTTTATCTTGTGCCATACCCCAAGCAATAGCACCAAAGTAAATAATAGTTACTATGATAATATACCAAAACATACTATCTCTTAAATGACTATCTTTTTTTAATTTAAAAATCATAACCTTTTAATTTTTTTATACTATCTTCTAACTCATAGATTTCAGCATCTAAGAAGTTTAATTTATTTTGTGAGTTAGTAAAATCTTTTTCTTGTTCTAATAATAGTTTTTCTTTTTTTAATCTTTCAATTTGTTCATTATAATTATTCATTTTAATTTCCTTTATATTCTATCCATCTTCCATCTGGCATTTGACACGCCACACCAAAGATTGTATTTCTATTCACACCACCAACACCAATCAATGGCCAATTATTTGTAATATCTACTGCCGCAGAATAGTCTTTACATTTAATAGGACCTTTTTGATAAGAATTTGTTGTATGAATAATTCCACTGTTACCTGTTTTTTTATTGTACCAATTCGTATAAGAAGACGTACTTGGACCTGTGTTTAAATGATCTACAAATACAGCATTGTGTACATCATAGTCACTTCGATACATTATATCTGCACCCACAAATGCACCAATCATAGCACAAGTACCAATTGCATATGGGTTATCTATACCCATAGTTACACAACTTCCAGTAGTTGTTACTCCACCCAACACTGCACCAACTTGTGTTCTACTTGTTGTACAATTAGTTAAAAATAAACTAATTGCAGTTATTAACAATATTTTTTTCATTATTTTTTATATTTACTTTTGTCGTTTGCTATTAGTTTACACTGTAACTGTATGTCTTCTATTAAGTAATTTATTTCTGCATCTCTTTCGGAAGATTTAGGAGTATTATATTTTAAATGATACAATTTATCACTTACATTTTTAATACTCTCTATCTTTTTACAAAAATCACTTACTTTGTGTAACATTTGTAACTATCTTATTAAAGAAATTTGTAACTGTTTCTTTATCTTTTGCTAATTGTTCTTTTCCTTCTTGCCAACCTGCTTTTTGAAACTCTACTGTTTCACACCAGCTTTTTTCAAACCAGTTGTTTTTATCAGCACACATTGGATATTTGTTTTCTTCTGATTTAGCCATTGTCATTGTTAACAAAGTTATAATCGTTATAAACATCATTGTTCTCATATTATATTTTCCTTCCCATAGTTTTAAAGTCCTTTGCATCAACAACCATATAAGGACCTTTATTGTATGCAACTGAAATTGTTTTGCCTTCAGGTAACTCGGTTGCATAATTTCGTTTACCTGTAAAGTTTACTATCCTATCACTTGTTTTAATAGAATCTCTTGGTTTGTATTCTGGAGTTTCATAACCTTTAAATCGATTTATTACTTGTCCTTTACGGTCAAAACGAACACCCAAAGATTCTAACCACTTACGGTGTTGAATCTTTGCATGTTCTAATTTTTCTTTTTTAGATTGCATCAGCTTTGCCTAGGTATTCAACTTCAGCTTCTTCTTGTCTTTTCTTTTGAACGTAAGTCACACCAAACACTGTTTTATAAAAGTAATCTCTAGGATTGACACTTTCATAAGCTTTTAATAGATTATCAAAATTGATATCTAAAAATTCATAGTAGTCTGGATTTGTCTTTTTTAATTCAATATGATCTTTCATAAATTGAATACGATTAGTAAAGTAATCGTTTTCTATATCGTCTTGTTTTTGTTTTTTAGATAGTTTAAAATCTTTTTGTTTTGCGACTTCAAACTCTTTAAACAAGTTTTCTTTATCGTACTTAAATGACATAGTGTTCTCCTTTTAATATTAGTTTATCTGTATATTGTAACAGGTATTCATAAAAATGTCAACCCATATAATATTGTTGATTTTACTTGGTTTTTTATCGCATAGCGACACGCTAGCCGGTCGAATCATATCTTATACGATACTACTTACGTACCTTTTTTACTCGTTTTTCAACTTTTGATTGAATCTGTTTAATCATTGATCCAAACGTTAAAGTGACATATAACCATATCTCACCCGCATATGTAACTGCGATTGCACTCATTAAAATAATAATCATCAATATAATCATTTCCATATTACTTACCTTCTGCTTCTAGTTCAATAGATGTATTAATATCTGATTGTGTTTTTGCCCACTCATCAAATTGATCGACTTCATTTTGTAACTTATCTCTAAAAGTAATTAAGT